AGGTCTGCCCGTCCACTGCGCCCGAGGTGCTCATGGTGATGGCCACCGAGCCTGCTGCGTTGTTCGTGATGAGCGTGGAGCCGTAGGAAGCCGAGACCGAGGCGGCGTTGCTCGACACCGTGACGCTCTGCGTGGTCTTGACTAGGTTGCCCAGAGTCGAGCCGGTACCGCCACGAGTGATTGCCAGCGTGTTGATAGTGTCGCCAATGTCGTTACTTGAAATTTCGTACCACTGCGAGCCGTTGTAGTTGACAAACGAGTAGGAGCCGTAGGCCGGAACGCTGAACGTCGTGACGCCGGTAGTGGAGCCGAGCGGAACCATTGACGGAGTAAAACTCAGGCTGACAGAGACCGATGCTTTGTTGATGACCGTCCAGTTAGAGCCGTCAATAGGGCTTGACGGTGCGGTCAAAGTTTGAGAACTGGTTGAGCCTGAGAAGATAGTGATTTCGTTGCGACCAACCGTTGCCGAGGCCGAGCGTAGTTGGAGGTGAGACGAGATAGTCGTCGTCCACGTGCCAGGGGTGCCAGCAGTTGTGCAAACCCAGATGGTGCCGGTCTGGTCGACGATGAAGTCGCCAACGGCAAACGTACCCGACGTAGGCGCGCCGTTTGCAGTTCCTCCGACGTAACGAGTAGCAGTCGTGGCGCCGGTAAGACCAGACACCTTGAGGTCAGGTACAACTACTTCGCCAGTGAACGTAGCGCCAGAAAGAGGTGCCAACTGGTTTAGCAAGTTAGCGTCTACGGTCTGGGCAATCTGGTAGTTGGCCGTAATCGTCTGAGCAGTGGTGCCGTATTGTGCGCGGGTGATGGTAAGTGTGTCACCCGTTACGTTTGTCACTCGGCAAATCTCGGCGTTGGCGTTAGTCGGCGCTTGACCCGCAGGCCAGATGGTCACGTCAAAGGAAGCGGCAGGGAAGTAAGAACCCTGACCAGACGTAACCGTAAGTGACGTACCGGACGTGGCGGGAGAAGGTGCGGTGACAACAAGACTGTACGCAAAGTTTTTTAGGGCGTCCATTTATTGTTCCAGTTCTGGTACGGTCTCCTCGTCAGGCAAATCCCACGAGGCAGTAGCAATGGCAGAGAAGTCGGCTGTATCCGTCATCACGAAATGGCGACGCTGACCGAACCTGTAGCGAAATTGACAGTGATGCCAGAAGGCAGTGAACCAGACAAGCCGGTAATCGTGCCACCGCCGAGGTAGGTTCCACCCGACGAAGCGGTGTAGACGCCAAACCAGCCAATGCCACTACCTTCAGCGGGCAGGTTGGTAAAAGTCTGACTGTTGGTTGAAAGTTCAGCACCACCCGAAGCCGAGCCAAACGTGATGGCTTGACGAGCGTAAGTGGAACCACCCGTGTTAGTAATCTCACCGCTGGTACCTGTCTGCCCTGGCGAGGTGGTAAACAGGGCAAGGTAGTACGTGGTGCTGGGGACAAAGATAGCGGCGATTGCCGTGTTCTCTGATGAGACTGCGAGTAGTGCCATTGTTAGTCCTTAAATAACGGATTGACCGCTGTTGATAGCACCCTGAATTTCATCAAGTTGCTTGCCGAGTTTTGTATCGCCACGAAGCGAAGTGTTGGTTTCTACTTCCCACTTAGAGTCGGCACGGGCTTCGAGGCGAGCCGCACCCTTGACTGACTTGGGCTGTAGACCGTTCTTGCGTAGACGCCGATAAGCGGCCACGTCTTTGTGCATAATCTTTGTTTCGCGCTCAACCGTTCCAGCCTCGGAACGAGTAGGCATAGCCGACGCTGCAAAACCGATTGAGCCGACTTTGCAACCAAAACAAGATTCAGGGCAGAGACCCCGGTTGTGCTTTACTGCGGTCATGTGATTAGTCCTCCGTATCCGGTTCCATAAGCCGTGTAATTTGTTAGAGCCGTTTTTTCTGCTGCCGTAATAGTTGTCGGCCCCAGGTACACCTTTGTAATGTACGGGTTCTGCGAAACAACATTTTTTTCTTGGCGCGTCGGACGACGTGTGTAATCTACGTAGTAAGACGTAGAGTACGGTGCAGACGGGTCATACGGGTTGTACGGATACGGAATGTTTGTGTTTGCGTTTTCGGTCGAAGCCGTGTCCTGCACAAACGTACCGTCGCTCAGAGCAAAGACAGCGATGTACCGCTTGCGGTTAGGGAAGTACCTAAACAAACGAGTCCCCAGCCCACCTGCACTTGGCAGGATGGGTGGGTTGTCGTATGCAACGGGCGGAGTGAAGGTTGCCACTCCGGACTACTTACGGCCTTGCGCTCCAAGACGGAGAGCGGCTTCGTAGTCTGTGGTGCCACGTCCACCAGTGGTCTGCACTTCTGGGCGTGGGCCGCTAGCGTCACCGACAGGAATGTTTACACGGTCAGCGCCCATCATGCTCTGCTCAAGCAAAGTGGTAGGGCGAAAGTCCATCGTAAAACCATCACGGGTAGCGTCAACGCTGTAAACGGGGTCCATGCGACTTGGCATTAGATGTCCTCTCGAACCTTGAAGGGCATGACTTCAGGCTGAATGGTTGCAGCCGCGTAGTCGATGGTGGTGATGCCGGTAATCATTGGAGCCATTGCGCCACCCCGGTTCGTGTTCGCCTCCACGCCACGGTTGGCTGGGCCAGTCGTAGTCGTGGAAGTAACAGGGGTTGGAATGATGCCGGTGTCAATGTAGTTAGCGGCGGTGCTACGAAGGTCGTATTCCGAGATTGTCTTGAAGGCTGCGCGTGATTCCATTACATCCACCTTGCGTCTACGAGGGAACACTTGCCGCAGTAGCAGGGGTCCGAGGTTTCTCCCTTGACTGCACTAGCGTCATTGGCGCGAGCAGCAGCCACACGGTCAAACGAACGACCGGGGATTGGGTCCGCGGATTCGACTCCGCGAGTCAGGCCGAGGCCAGTGGGAATTGTCATAGTTCCTCCGAGGTGAACTGGTGGGAAACGGGGACGAGTACACCATTGAGGTCTGTAAGGCGACCGCAGATGAGGCAGTGGATTTCATCAATCCCTGCCTGCACGTCGAACGAACGACATGCGGCGCAATTACGAGGCCATGGCATACTCGTCCCCTATTCCTACTAGTTGGCCGGGTAGACCACGCTGGCAGAGCCGAGCGTACCAGTGGTAAGGCTGCTTGCAACCGTGAACTGGTTGAGCGCAGTGTTGACCGAGGTGACAACGTAGGTGCCGTTGATTCCGCTGGTGGTAGCACCAGAGATAACAACAACATCGTCGGTGTTGAGACCCGGAGCAGCCGAAGCCGTGAACGTTGCGAAGCCAGTACCGGGGTTGCCGAACGCAACGCTTGACAGCGAAGTGGTGACAGCGGTGGTTTCACCCATGTCAATGGTCGGGTCGTACGAGGTACCAATGTCAGCACCGAGCAACGAGGACGACTCAATACGCAAGACGGAAGCCTGACGGAAGATGCCGTAAGCACCCAGCCAGTACCAGCCCAGCGGGACGTAACGACGCAGGCGGTCAGTGATGGGACCGGGCACGACGTGTGGGTAAGCACCGTTGCCGTCAATCATCGAGTACGCCTTGGCGAGAGCCTGGCGGCCCAAAACGATAGTGCCGTAAACGTTCGTTGACGAAGAACCAGCGCCCGCAAACACGGGAGCGCGAGGCGTTTCAATCCAACGGACGCCTTCGAAGGCACCCAATTCACCAGTCCAAATTTCACCCGGCTGAGCGTACACGTGAGGCGCACGCCAACCCTGAACGTTGGAACCAGAAATGGTTTCGCCCTGAAGGTCGGCAACCAGGTCGGGGTGAATGTAACCGACGTACATACCGCCAAACGTGGGAACGTTCTGCGAGCGCAGGCGCGCACGGGCTACGCGAATGTCCAACGAGGACAGGGTGTTGGCAGCGGCAACCGACGAACGAGCCGTCACGGAACCGAGCGACGTAGCGCCAAGACCCGAACCGTACATCACGTTGGTGCCGTTGTCCAGGGCCGAACGGGCAATCGTGTCAATCGACACACCAGCGTTGTAACCAACGACGTTGGCAACTACGGGGTCAATGTCCACGAACGAGGTGCCACGCAACTTGGCGGTGGTGAGTACGGCGTTACCGTATTCAGCCAAAGTCAGCGTGACCTGCGAGTCGGAAAGGGCAACGGTCGAAACATCGGTTGATTCGGACAAGGCCGAAGAAGCGATGGGCAAGTCGTTGACGATGGTAAACGTTACAGACGAACCAGGCATCGACTGTGCAGTCGGCTGGACATCGGCAGCGGCATCAAAGTACAACTCAGGACGGAGAGCGAAGTACGCCAACCGGTCATAAGCAGCCTTTGAAAAATCAAGGGTACCGGACCCTGTGTAGGCATCAGCCATTGGAGATTATTCCTTTCGGGAAATGAAAGGCTTAGTACATCCCCGTTGTGGTGACGCCGACCTTACGGCCTACTTCACCACGAGCAATTGCCATGACTTCCTCAACGCTAGATGCATCCGCCAAAGCCGCAAAGTACTCCTGCTGGGGGTCTGGTGTAGCACCGACCGAACCAATAGTCGCACCCTGCGCCCGACGTAGGGCTTCGAGTTCAAGGTCACTTGACTGAGTTGCCTGCGGAGCCGGTGCATCCAAGATGCCGTACTCACGAGCCTTCTCACGAATTGCGTCAAGGTCTGCTTCGCCACGGTACGCATCACGGAAAAGGTTTCCGAGAGGCGAGTCTGGAATTCCAGCCTTAGCCAACAAAACTTCACGCTTTTGATTTTCTAGTTCCGAACGCAATGCGTCCAGTTCCTTGCGAGCCTTCTCAGCCTCGCGCAACTGCTTCCGAATGTTCGGGTCTAGCGGTTGAGCCTGCTGTTCTTGCTCATCAAATTCGTCGTCGTATGCCATGCAATCGCTCCTTGCGGGTACGCACTTTGCCAGAGGGTAACAAAGCGGATAAGTTGTAAAACTGCACTATGTACGCATCGGGAATGTGCCGCTCCCAAATGGGGTTGGTGGTCAGCGCGCCTGCGGCCAAACAGGGCCAACTACCTAGAAACATTGTACAGTGCGCATAACGTAATGTTACGCTATTAGGTCCGCGCGGAACCTAGACCCATGACACCCTTGGCGTTCTCCGCATATCCGCCACCCTTATCGAAAGGGGCCGCTTTTGCTTGTTCGGCACGAGCGACCTCGGTTTGTGCGGCGACCTGATTGATGCCACCGAAGCCAGCGAGTTGCGAAGCGATAAGCGTCTTGGTGTCAACGGTAGGTGCACTTGCTCCGGGCAATGAACGAGTCAAGCCGACATCACGAGCCGCGCCAAGAAGACTGTTCTCAACGGTTGAAACGCCATAGCCAAGACCTTGGTTGCCAGCGGTTCCCGCCATCTTTGCCATTTGAGCCAAATTATCCGCTTCGCCCTTACCGAGTCCACCCAAACCAACTCGTTGTGAGTAGTCTTGGATTTCAGCACTAGCAACTTGACGTTGCATAGATTGAAGAGCGTTCTTCGGGTCCATAAAGTAATGCATCAACTGACCCGGACCAACGCCGTATTCTTCTCGCAAAATACGCTTGACGTTGGGGTCAGCGTTTGACACTACTGCGTAAATGTCGTTGACGCGCTGGCTGTATTCAGCCGCAGATACGTTACCAACAAGCAATTTGCCAATGTCGTTACGGCTTGGCATTGGGGCCCCATACTGCGTGGCGGTGTCCATAATTTTGGTTGCGTACGTCATGTACTGGTTTTCCGTCATGCGCTCTGCGTTGGGAGAATTGTTGTATTCAGTAAGGCCGGGAAAAGCGTTTTGGTATTCGGCTTTGATTTTTGCATCAACCTGAGCACCAAGGCCCGAGGGGTCCTGCCCGCGCAATACGCCCATCAAAGACTTCTGGTTTACAATGTGATTGCCGTTCCTCATAACAAGCATTGCCATTTGGCTTGTTAGAAAATCTTTTTGCTCCTGGCTGTAATTCCAGTTGTCGATAGTTGCTTTGATGTTGTCAAACGCGTTTGCTTCGGTCGAGGCGGTGGTGCTTGAGAGACCAGCAGCAATTCCCGAATTGACTTCATTCTGGTAAAAGGTTGCTTGCGCCTTGGCAGCGGAGAGGGGAACCGACTCCGTCTTTACAAGGTCAAATCCTGCTTTTTCAAGATTGCGAAAAGCGTCCGTTGTCTGAGTCGTGCCAGCCGTGGCGGTAATGCCAAGGTGGTCCATAATGACCGCACCAAGGGCAGGGTACTCCCCCTCAAGTTGCAGTACAGCGTTGATAAGAGCCGTACCGCTATTTGGCGGGACACCCTTGTACGTCAGGTTCATCTTCGAATAGTCAACACCCTTGTAAACAGCCGGGATGTTGTAAGCCTTCATGAAATCCGCAAGAGGTACAGGGTTTAGTCCTGCCACCAATGTGGGGTCGAAGTTGACATTGGGTGCTGTGGGGGCCGTCGTCACCGGCTGGGCTTTGGGTGTTGTGGTTGTCGTGTCTGTTGCCATTTCTAATTACCTTCCAGTCCCCGCTTGAGGTTGTCAAGCATTGTGTTTACGCGTTCATGAGCATCAATTGTGTAGCCCCAGCCAAACCCAGGTTCGCTGCGAATGTGGTCGCGCCAAGCGTCAAGGCTCATTGGCACGGGGCGTCCGGTCTTTTCGTCTCGGCCACCAACAAGCGCAGCGGTTGACTTGGGGTCATTTAGGAAATCAGGCTCAAACGCTTCGCCAAGTATCTGTTTGGCTGATTGACGGTAAGGGTCAAGCAAGTACGCCGTTGGGATACCCGCCGCAATCTGTGGAGCCAATGATGGGTACAGCCCTTGTGCCGATGTCTTTAGGTATTCTTCAAAAGCCTTGGATTTAGATTGGTCAGCGCCGTCGCCAACAATCTGGCGAATGGCGTCTTTGCTCATAGGCACTTGATAACTGTGGGCCATCTGCTCAAAATGGTCCGGGCCTAGTGCTGGTTGCTGTGCTTCTTCAGGCATAGTGTCTCCTATTTAGTTGGCAGGGAGGCCAAGACTTTGGTAAGAAAATAAGACTGCTTTTCCCATTCGGGGTTATTGGTTGCTTCGAATTCGCACCAAGCCTTCCAAGCGGTCTCGACGTTGTAGGCAGCGGTTCCCTCGCCTACTGCCTTGAGACCTTGGACAAACGAAACCGTTTCGTTGTACTTCTTCATCAATGCTTCGAACTTTACTTTTTCAGCAGGGGCAATTGCTCCGGCAGGTAATTTGGGGTCGGCAAGCATTGCTGTCATTTCATTTACGGCTTTGATTTTCATGTTGGTTCGACTACCGCCAGCAAAATTGTTGTACCAAGTAGGGTTCTCGTTGTTCCCGTAATACCTGGCGGCATTGTTCAAGGCTTTGTATTGGGCAGTTGAAATGTTCTTGCCCGCAGAAACCCCATTGCCACCAAACTCCGGCAACGGTGCCAAGAAGTTGTAGTAATAGTCATCGCCAGCAGATACAAGCAACGCGTCCAAGTATTCCTGTGGGCTTGCCTTTGAACGCAACTGCAAACTCATTTCAAGCGTGTACGCCTGCGGTGAGTATTTTGAATTACGGTCAATAAAGAAAGCCGAAGCGTTTGGGTATTGTTGCGCAAGTTGCGGGAAGTTGGTCAACCAATTGTCCGCGGAGACGGTTTCTGGAAAAGATTCGTATGTACTCTTGCTGTGGGCAACAAGGTCAAACGCTTTTTCTGGGTGCTTCAAAACAAATTCTTGAGCCGCTTCGGAAGACGTGTACTTCCTGCCCGTCAACGGGTTGATTGATTCAAGCAATTTATTCAATTCCGGAGACGCAGAAAAAGTTTGCTGCAAACTCAAAGCAACTGGGGACATCCCGCCAAGTGCCGCCTTGACACCAAACATGACAATTGCAGCAATTTTTGCGTGGTCCAAAAACTCCTGAGCCATGTGAGGCTTGTTGAAGTAGTCGGTAATTTTCCAGTCTGCCTGAGCACGGCAGTATGCAATGATTTCGTCATTGTTCCACTTTTGCCCCGTGTTGGCATTGATGCCCGAGAAATCTGTAGTGCTGCGCACATTTTCGTAAATGGAAGCAAACATGTTGTCAAGTGCATTATTGACAACATAGTTTTCGGCACTGTCAAAGGCATTGGTAGCAAAATTGTTCATACCAAGCGCCCCTGCTGTGGCAACTCCCATTTCCAGAAAATTCCTTCCTACCGTGTTGGGAAAAAGGTCACTAAACAAAGTTGAATTTTGCGCAATAGGACCAAGAAGACCGGCAATCCATTTTTGAGCAATGCGCTGTTGAGATGTTTTGTTGCCCAACGCACGTTCAAAAAGTTTTGCTGGAATAGTAACCAAAGGGCCCCATGATGGTCGAAGCAGGCCAAGTGCTCCTGCAATGCCACCTTCGGGCCCCGTTGGGAATATTGAAGACACTGAGCCAGGGTCGGCTGCCAAACCAAAACCAAGATTTGAAAACTCTGCACCTGGCGTCAACGCGCTTAGCATGTTGGTGCCGTACGTACCAATAGGCCCAATCACTTGCGTGCCAGGAATAAACACGCTGGGCGTTGTGCCGTTGACGGAGTTTGTACTGATGTAGTTGGTAACACCAAGGCACAACTTTAGGTACTTTTCAAAAGCGCCTGGGTCGTCACGCATCACGCGGAACGCACGACGCCATGCCTGATTCTGTGCAAAGTAGAACGGAGCCACAATGCGCATGTTCTGTTCCCAAAGAGTTTTGTCCTTGGGGTTGTGGACGTACTTAATCATGTTCCGCAAAGCGCGTTCGTCAGCCAATCCTTGCGCAACTTCTTCGCTGATGTAATTACTTTCAACCAACGGTTGCAAAAGTTCCATTTCCTTGTGCTGCTCCAAAAGGAACAACGGCTCGCGTACCAATTTGTTTACAATAGGGGCAAGCAGTTTGTCGTGCCCGTATTGTGCAACCTTGGGGATAAAACCTTCGCTGGCACCTTCCGCCAACGCATTGTGACCAGACAAAGAAACAACGTGCTGCGGAGCCGAAATGCCCATTTGAGAAACTTCTCGCCTAAGTTCAATGACGCTTTTGATGCGATTGGGATTGGCTGCTTGGTAAATAAGCGTACCGTGGAACCTAAAGCCTTTTTTGCCAGCGCCACTAACCGTAGCAAGAAGGTGTTCGGCAAGAACCGCCGCCCAATCCTCGTGTGCTGTTTCCCGGCTGAATTGAGTGCCACCCTTGGAGCGAGCAATGTCGCGGACATACCGTGCACGTTCGTCGGGGGACATGCTTTTGATTTCCCGAAGGGCAACCTTTTCAAGTTCTTCGCGAAGGCCCTGAAGGTCAATCTTGCGAGGCACGCCACCTTCCATGGCAACGCGCTTGCCCTTTACAAAAACAACGCCGCCTTGTTCAATGATTGCTTGACGACGCAAATCTTCGGGAAGCGCCTCAATAGCGGGTGGCACTTTTCCTGCAAAGTATTCAAGAAGACCAACTTCGTAAAAACGTTCTTCCAACCATTTGGCCATTGGGCCCAATAGTTTTCCATTGCTAATTCGCTTAAGTCCATCTTGCAAGGATTCTTCATAGCCCGGCTGCCCAATGGTACGGGTTGAAACGCCTGGGGTGCGGTGTACATCGGAATAGTATTCACGGCCCGTTTCATCGGTCTGCAGAGTGCGACTTCCGGTTGCGCGGTGAACAGTGTTTTCGTTGTACAGCGTTTCGTTTGTTCCATGCACACCGCCGGGCAAATGACCATCGTGCCGCATGATGGTTCCCACAAAGTTGTCAAGCATGCGCTCGCGCTCTGCCTCACTCATACCGGAGATAAGACCTTTTTCAATGCCAACAAGCGCACCAGCCAAAACGTTGCGAATAAGGGTGCGTTCGGTATCCTTGAACTTGTCCGGTACCTCTCCGCCCTCTACCCTTTGAATGGCGGCTTTTTGGATGCTTGGTTCGTTAGGGCTAAACTTTATGCTTCGGGTTGAAAGTTCTTCGGCAATCTGGCGAGCAAACTCGTCTTTCAACTGGTCGTAGCGTTGAACTCCATAGGCCTCGTGCTTAGCAATGGACCGAGCCACCTTGGCGTCGAACGAAGGCCAGAACCCGTTACGCAAGGTATTTAGAATTGCCTCAGATGCCGACACGCGCAAAGCCCAGCCGCCCGAAAGAAGAGCAAGCGGAACAAACGTCCTACTCAACATTCGATTGATGTTGTCAACGGTCAACTGCCAGCCCATCGTGTAAGGGCTTCGACGCCCATAGTGCCCGGATAGCCGTTCGTACAATAAATTCACGCGAGCGTCAAGACTGTCTTGAAACGCCTTGTTGCCGTAGCGCAAAGTGTTTGAAGCGTTCATCAAATCAATGCGGTTTTCTTCAACCGCTTGAATGGCTTTGCGCATTTCCTTTTCTTTGATGGAACCAGTTTCAATGCGTGGGTGCAATTCGGCAATTGCGTCTTCAAAGGCAGTCTTCTGCCCCTTGAGGTTGTTCATCTTATTTTCAAGAAGAACAAGTTCTGCTGACTTGTCCCCGGGCGTCTTGCCCGTACCCATAATGCCCCAATAGTCAAGGACATCTTCGTTTTTGGCATCAATGATTTGTTGACGAATGTCCAACATGTCGCGAGTAATCTTTGAAGAAGCAACGCGCAGTTGGTCGTACGCATTGAAAAAATGCTCGGACTTCAACTGCTTTGTGTTGCTTTTTGCCGCAGTCAGGTACTCCTGGACCTTTTCGTGGCCTTCGCGGTATCCGTCTTTTTGCTCGTCGGGAATACGAATTTTTTTTATTTCGCGCTTTGCAAGGTCAACCAGTTGTTCGGGGATACCGTCGAGGGTGGCGTGTTCGTACTCGGCCAACTTCTTTAGTTCATCACCTTCCAATGAACGAACAAATTGTTCCCGACCAATTGAAGTGGACGCAAGTTGCATGGTGAACTCGCGCATTTTTTCACCAAGCCCACGAAGTTCCGATGAGCGGACAAAGTGCAGTTGACCAAGGTGGGTGCTGTCGATACCCGCAAATTTTTCAATTTCCTTATCGCCAAAATCCGAAGTGGTAATAACGGGAGAAAGGTCCGCACCATGAATACCGTTGACAAACAAACCGCTACCACCGCCATCGTGGCCAGTCATGCGAATAATTTCTTCCCACACCTTTTCTGAGGTGGTGTGAATAAACGTTGTCCATTCCGCCTTGTTCATGCCTGCCGTAATGCGTCGAGTTACTGCATGGTAAACGGCCTGACGGTACGCATTGATGTAATCTTCTGGCGTTTTGCTGCGAAGAAGAAGGTCTCCTACGCCTTTGACGACGTTTTCCGGAAGCAGCGATGAACGGAGCATGTCCATAATTGCTGGGATTGCGGAAGGGCTACCAGGGTTGATAATTTGATTTTCGACTTTGCCGGTAATGTCGTCAATGTACATCACTGCACGGGTAAATCGAGTAGCCAGCCAGCGTCCAAATGAATTGGATGCACGAATACTTTTGTCGTTTTCAATAAAGGTAATTGGCGACATTGGCCCAACAGGGAACCCATCTTGTTTCATTACCTCGGGAGAAATGCGTCGTAGGAACTCGCCGTCTGAACCAAGGAGTTCACCCACAATTCCAAATTCGTCGCCCAGTCGACCTTTTAGACTGGCTTTGAGCAATTCGTACATGGTCATAGTGGGGACCATGCTTCGAGTAATGGCAAGGCTTTGAGCAAGGTCGGCGTGGATGCGAGCCACTTCTTCCACCGTCTTGGCTTCACCAAGTTGAACCAAAATGCTATTTGCTTTTAGAAATTCCTTGGTGGTGTCATCGGCGTACGTGTTGCGGAAAGCATCGGCAATTTCAGCCGCGCTGTGTTCTGCCATGTAATTGAAGGCACGCTGAACGCGTCGGTACGAACGGGCTGCGTTGTACACATCGTCTGGATTACGAATACCCAAACCAGTAAACCAATAACCCAGTTTCCCAGTAAAACCGTCAAATGAACGAGCAGTGGCCATTACTTTGCCATAAGCGCCAAGTGGGTCTGTGCCAATGAATTTGGTGTAAAAATCCGTCAAACCAGATACCGGCGCGAACAACATGTTGCCTTTGTCAATTCCAAAGTAAGAAGCAAGCATTTGGCCGTTGGTGCCCATAGGGCGACCTGCAGCATCAAAGGCTACGCCGTCCTTAGTTTCCTCCCACAGTTGTCGAATGTATTGGTTGGAACTGCTTTTTGCGCCCTGCTGAGAAGTCAAATAAATTGCGTTCATTTTTACGCTTTGTATTGACTTGCCTGTGGCGCGAGCAATTTTTGCAGGAGCGGAAAGGACCTTGCCTACGTAAGTTCCTGCTTTTTCAAATACAGAATAACCCTTACCCCTTGCGGATTGAGCCTTTGCGAAACGGTCGCTAAGGCGAGCCTTCCCCTGACGCGTCAACGCTTCTTCATATTTTGACAAAATATTCTCTGGTAATTCTTCGCCATTTGCAGCGGCACGTTCCACGCGTGCAATCAATGCCGCATCTTCTGTTTCAATTCCGGCACCGCTAAAAACGCCATCAGTAACAATGCCTGCAATGACGGCAGGAGTGGCGTACCCAATTGCGTACGACCAGCCGTAACGAGCAGCCATTGATTCGTAGAACGCCATGGTGTGTGCCATAAGCGTGTAGGCATTGTCTTTGCTAAAGGGGTTTACAAGATTCGCAACTGAACGAACAGCGTTGCCAACAGTGGCTCCAAGGTCTTCAAGGTTGCCGCCAAAGTTGAACAGACCCTTAGGGCCCATAAGCCCAAGCGTGGATAGTTCTTCAAAGGAAACATCAAGACGTTCGGCTACTTTTGCTGCAACGGTGACAACGTCTTTGGCGCCCTGGAATGCACCTTTTGCTGCAGGTACGTATTGCTGCTCATCGCTTTTTAGAATGCCGCCAAGAACACCGTATTCACTAATGTTGGCACCCATTTGCTGTTCAGACCGCATTTGCGCGTCACGAAGGGCAATCAAAATGTTTTGCCCTGCCTTGACGGCATCATTGCCAACACGCACGGTATTGGTAGCAATGGACTTATCTATAAGTTGTTGAGTATTTCCAGTTGCAACGCCTGGAATTTTTGCCGCCAAATTGACTGCTGTTTGCCCAACCGCTTGGGCGCCTGTCTTGATTCCTTGGGAAATGTCCTTGGTTGGCTGGCTTGGCCCGCCAGCAAGACTTCCTATTGCACCGTCCCAAATGCTACGAACACCATGGGCAAGGCTGTCAAAAAAATTTCCACTGCGCTGAGAGCCATGCGCTTCTTGCTTTAGGTAATCCTTCATGTGTCCGTAGAAAGACATGTAGTTCACTGCGCCAGCAACCGTCTGGTCGTTTAGGCCCATCGACAAAGAAAGGCCGTTGATAAGCGCAGGGTTCTTAGCAATCTCCGGCGAACGCTGCAACAGCGTTGCAATCTTTTGGTCTTGAGACTGACCAATCTGGGCAGCGTCGCTAGCGTCTGTTCGTTCGTTTTGGAAATACTGAACCGACTCTTGCTGCTTCTGTGGACTTACTCCTGGAAGTTCGACCCCTGGCATTAGTAACCTAACGAGCGGGCGACGTTAGCCAACTGAAGTGTTGCCATAGAACTAAATTTTCCTTGAGCGGTGTTTTGAATAATTTGAGCAAGATTTGGGTAGTTCGGTTCAATTGCTTCGGGGCCAGCGCCAGCGCCAAAAGGCATGCCAGCAGTAACGGGTTCACTTGGGCGATTGGTTGGGTCAAGGTGAGGCATAGTGCCCGGAGTTGGTGCTGGCATTGATGCTCGCGCAGGAGCGGGTGCTTGGACGTTGGGGGAACTTGCCATAGGAACCGCTTTCTGTGCGGCCTGCTGTTTAGCAGCCACGCCGTATTCTTGATTGGGCACAGTAGATACTGGCAAGTTCAAATCAGTTCGATTTGAATACGCCGTACCCGGAGTACCCTGGCGTTGGCCGCCTCGACCCTTACGTGGCATTTATTACACTCCTGCTGGTGCTGGTGCTGGTGCTTGCGCGACTGGTGCTCCCGGTGCCATTGCCGGTGCGCCTCCACCCATAGGTGCTCCACCGCCACCGCCATGCAACTGAGCAAGAACCGATTGCAAATCGGGCTTCTCTTGCGAAGCAGCGCCCTGAATTGGGTTGTCGGGGCTAACTCCCATACCAGGCTGTTGTTCCGGCGTTGGGCCCTGCTGCTGAGCCTGAGCGGCGGCTGCGGCCTGCTGCTCCTTCTGCATCTCCTTGTGAATCTGCGTTACCGCATCTTCGAGGGTGGTGTGGCGCTCTGCTTTCTTCATGGCAATGCGGGCAATGATACTGGGGTCTAACGTTCCTTGGGCCGCCTGCTGTTCAAGGCCCGTAAGCATAGCCTTGCGAAGCCCTTCGACCTCGACTCGGTCTGCCTCAACAATTGGGTCCTTGATAGCAGGGTCAAGCGTTCGGGCTGTTTCGTTGGACATGATTCCCATACCGACACGCTGTCCGATAGATACCACCATAGAGTTGATGTCACTGCCCGGCATTGGGTAGACAACGTGCGACACGTCGGTTTCAAATGTTTCGTTTGGTGTGTAGTCAGGACGTTCAATCTTTCCGTTGGTGCCGAAGAAGAACATACTGGGCTTGTTGCCGTAGTACGACTTCATAATGGCTACGGCGCGAGCGTTTTCCAACTCCATAGAGTTAGCCAGAATCTCCTGGTATTCCTGCAATGGCATGTCGATGGCTGAACCAAGCACCGTAGCACCGCGTCGAGCGGTGCGAATGTTGGAGCCTGATTCGCCGTTGAGTTCCTGGGGAATGTTACCCGTCATACGCTGGGCACGCTCAAGGTTGCTAATAGCAATCTGGGCGTCCTGCGTCTGCTGTGGGTGAATTATTTGAATTTGACCCTTGTCGAGAATTCCTCGAATTCCCATTTTGCCATCAGCCTCTTGAATGATTCGGGGGCTAGTAGGCGCATTTGCTGGTGAGACCACCCATTCGTCTGGGAATACATTGCGGAATACAGCAATGGTGTTGAGTGCATCTAACTTGGCCTCTCGCTGGTACATACCGAGCATCTGGTCGAACTGTCCCTGCAAGCGGTCAAGGGTAATGCGTCCGGCAACTACGACGGGGCAAACCTCTGCACGGTTGGGGATGCGCTCTAGGATAATGTGCGATGCAGTGCCCTTGCCGGGGTCAGTGCCAAACGGCGTTGCTTGCGGCTTTTCGGCGCCCACGGCAACCATGACGGTTTCGCCAGCGTCCATGTATTCAAGAATCTGAAACAAGTCTGTTCGAGTCTTATCGCCACGGTACAGCACGTTCATCTGACTGGGGTAATTCTCCTGCAACCAACCGAGCGGGCGACGGTCGGCAAAGATGCAGTCAGTCGGCTCCATGTTGTCGGGGTCAATCATTGGCGATGGGTACGTGGACAGTGGGTTGCGTACACGCCAGAATGGAATCTGTCGACGGTCAGCGGGGTCGAGCGCCACAGGCGAAAGCGAGATAGCCGACATACCGTAGGCCGTAAGGTGACGCGCACGACGACGCACCTTGGTCGTCATCTTGTTCATGTCCCACCAGCCAAGGTTGGCAAGGCGACGGTCACGCGCACGATTCTCCGACACCTGGATACCGTTGCGCATGGCAGGATACTGAATGTCAGGAAGGATTGATGCCACGCGCATAGAGAACTGGTCAATGCCCTGGGCAATAAGGTTAGGGATTGCGGGACGCTCTGCTTCGTCTAACTCAGGAAGCGGCACAATTACGTCACCGTTGTAGTGGTCACGCACTTCAGTCATACGCTTGATAATTCCAGACCGATTCATACGACGGTCCTGGTACATCTTGACAATCTGCCCTGCCGCTGTTGCGTTATCCGGGGAGAGTCCCATTGATTACCTCAAGTTCGATAGTTGCGTCTGACGCACCCAGTTGGGTCGCCATGCCTGTACCTTCTGTGTCTTAGGCTGGTAGAGGTTAGGAATGTTCCATTCAAAGAACCATTCAGCCATTACGCAGTCGTCCGTACGTCCGTGAGGGTATTTGGTAACTTCGTCAATGAGGTGCATTGAGCGTGTTTTACCTTCACCCTTACCCATCAATCGTACACGACCAAAACGCCAATGTTGAGAAATCGTCGTAACACCGTAATTTGCATCACTCTTGTTGGTGTTGGTATTGTGCGGAATTACTTCGACACCGTTGATTTGTCGCCATCGTTTGAAGTGGTCGTATTGCAACATAAATCGCTGAGCCGCATTTTGCTCGATGACCCAAGTTTGAATTGGGAAACCCAAACTGGTCGAAAGCCGCTGCCATTCTTCCATAACGCCGGTGAACTCACCGAGATTATAATCGTATTCGAGAAACTCCGGGGCTTCCATTTTTTTACGAATAAGGTCCAACAAGAACCGCTGTTGACTTTCTGGGTGATAAATCCAGCACTGAATTGACCAATAGTTAGTTGGCGAAGGGTCGGCTGTGGCGACAACCATACAGTCTGCTGGGTTGAGCCCCGGTGGTAATTCCCAGCGGTCTCGGTCCTTATCAATGCAGCCAATCGATGTTCCGTGTCCATAGACCCATTCGTTTCGTACCAAAGTTTCATCTAAGGCAATGTCTTCTTGCTGGTAGACGACGGCGAACCGCTCTCCACGATTAGACATAAGGTTAGATATTTCGCGCCATGGCAAACGCCTTGGGTCCAAAAGGCAACCTTCCGGGTACGCGGCTGAACCTCGTTTGTGGGTTTCGGGGTCGCAGAGTTCTTCATAGTGGGCCTTGTATTTTAGGTGCTTGTATTTCTTGTCGTGGCGCAGGTTGGCAATTTCTTCATCGGTAAGTACGTCAAGTACTTCCTCGTCTTCGATTGGTTGAGTCATGTCCAGCGCAAAACGGTACAAGTCGTCTGGGGCTAACCGCTGACCAATGAGAGCAAGCATGCCAGCCGGTTCCAAACGCGTTTCGGCCACGTCCTGATACCAGTCCTCCATAGCCTCTCGCTGTTCAGCCGAACGCACCTTACGAGGGTCAACAAGGTCGTCCCAGAAGCATCCGTCAAAACGGCCACCAATAAAACCTGAGTCCATACCGTAGGCACTTAGCGTTGGTTCCTTTTCTGAAATGGCACCGGCATCTTCCGGTTGCATAA